CAGGGGCGGGAGGGTTGAGGAGCGTGTCAGCCTCCTTGCGAGCGAGGATTTCCATATCGTACTCAGACTTGGTGTACAACTGGGTCGAGTCGATACCAGCCCAATGGCAGAGTTCGTAGAACGAGTAAGACTTGGGGCTGGAGTATTCAGTCTCCAGAGCCTTGACCTTCTTCAGGTGCAGGAGAGCCTCGATAGCCGTGTTGAACACAGGGCTGGTCGTGACGCTGGTCTTCTGCTCGTGAGAGACATAGGACGAGATGAGGATGTATTTTTCGATGTGCATATGCGTGGGTGAGAAAAGAAAAGTAATACTTCTGGTGGATGATGCAAGAACTATTTTCAGAAATCGCTTCCGTCTTCAGGAAGGTTAGCGAGGTACTCGCAGAGTTCAAAGTTCTCGTTCAGGTTGTCGAGGATGGAGTCCTCAATAGCCTTGAGGTCAGCCTTGGTCAGTCCCTCAGCGTCTCTGTCGGTCTTGACGATGTTCGTCCAGTCCGTGACCTTCAGGCGAGTGAAGCAGGCGAAAAGAGAAGAGGCATCGCCCTGCTCTCCAGAAGACTGGTCTTCTAGGACATACTTGGCGTAGCCGTTAATCTTGAGTTCCCTGCCGTTGACCTCGATTTCGAGGTTCTCGATAGGGTAGGTGAGTTCTGGTTGGTTGCGGGGCATAGGAAAAGTAATGTATATGTTATTTCTTAAAAGTAAAGATAGAATATGAATCGCTGGCGAGAATCGTCATCTTGTTGAAGTCCTCCCAGTTGTCTTCAAGCCACTCCATATCCATAGTGACCATAGTACCATCAAGGTCATCTTCAGTAACCTTCTTGTCGAGTTTCTCTTCAAGCATTTCACGGATGGTCTCACGCTCGTAAAAAGAAAAACAAGCGATGTCGTTCTGCTTATTCAGGTGCATACAGAGTCCGTGCAAGAAAGCCGTGCGGTCTTCTCGCTTCATTGCCAGTACTTGTTCCATTAGGTGTTCCATAAAAGTAAATGTAATACGATTTGCTCCAAGGTCAAGCGTCTTTAAAAAGAAACTTAAAGTTTGTTACCGAGGATGCGAGTCAGGTGCGAGTCCTGATTGAGGGTAGCGACAGCCGTGTCAGCGAGGTGACCAAGGACTTCCTTGGAGGACACATAGCCGTTAGCACCAAGAGCATCATAGACCTCAGCGGTCTCAAACCCTGCCTGCTTGCCGTCTTCCTCATAGTCCTCGATAACATAGTGAGCGAGACCATTGACGAGGAAGTCTAAGCCCTCGTGCCTGATGTTCAGATTTTTAAATCTGTAAGAGTTCATATCGAACCCCAGTATTCACAACTGTGTTACTCCGTCAAGTCTTTTTGTTCAAGAGGTTTGATGTCGATTATATCCCCCTTAAGCATAGAGTTAATGTCCTCGTGGCTGACCCTCAGGCGATGCTCCACGATGACTGTAGGGGCATCCTGAAGGGCGGCTACCTTGTCCACCATAATGGCAATGGCGAGGGGCAGTTGACCCGCAGGGATATTCTCAATCTCATCCAGAAGTCTAGTAGAACCACGAGTAACAATCTGAGAAAGTAAATGGGCGGTCTGCTTCTTCCAAGTACCCAATTCAAATCCCTTATTGTCCTCAGTATCTTTTCTAATAGCAATGACAGTAGGTTTGGACACGCCAGTAGCCTCTACCACGGCACTCGTACCCTGACCATCCTTAAGGAGTTCAATGACCTTGTCACGCTTATCCTTGGCTAACTTTTTACCAGTCACCTGAATGTTAGGGTTGGTGCTGATGCGTTCCTTGCTCGACTCGTATTCCATACTGCACCCTATTCGTCTTGACTAGTATAGCAAGCCTTAATAAAAGTAAAAGATATATACAAGAATGAAACTAAAAGTAAAAGATATTCCTGCCCTGCGTGATAAGATTGCCGTGTCTCAGAATGGCAACTGCTGGCTGTGCAAGATAGACCTGCGATGCGTGACCGCCTGCCTTGACCACGACCACGAGACAGGGCTTATCCGTGGGGTGCTGTGCCAGAACTGCAATGGCATTGAAGGAAAGATAAGCAACCTCGCTCGCAGAGCCAAGCGTCAGCGTACCAAGGCTGAGTTCGTAGCCAGCGTGATGGCGTACTGGGATTGCTTTGCAGAAGCCCCTCGTGTAGAGATTCACCCGACCCATAAGACCGCAGATGAGAAGAGATTGAGACGGAATAAGAAAGCGAAAGAAAGACGAAAGAAGGGTTGACACTCTGTGATACAGGGTTTTACTAGCCCTGATGATTACTACATCCCTCAACGGCTCAGACCCAGCGTTCCTCGCTGGGATTGCTGACGCTGACTACCGCAACGCAACTGGTCTGGCTCAGAGTTCGCTCAAAGAATTCCTCGTCAGCCCTGCTCACTACCTCGCCAGCACGGAGGTTAAGAAAGAACCGACCAAGGCTATGATTCTTGGCACGGCTTTCCACGCCCTGATGCTTCAGGATGACCCGACCAAGTTCTTCGCTGTAAAAGAAAAGATGGATGGTCGCACCAAGGAAGGTAAGGCGTACAATGAGAACTTTGCTATCGAACACGCTGGCAAGGCTGTCATTGACTCTGATGAGTACGCCACGATTCAGGCTATGAAGAAGAGCGTGATGGCTCACCCTCTCGCCTCCAGCCTGCACAAGGCTCTGACGCATAAGGAGGTCGCTGTGTTCGGCACGGCTCGCCCTGAGGCAGGTGAGGTTCGCCTGAAGGGAATGATTGACGGCTACTCTGCTACCGATGGCTTTGCTCTGGACTACAAGAGTGCTGAGGATGCCTCGCCTGCTGGTGCTAGGAAGGCTATCTGGGATAGACGCTACGACATTCAGGAAGTCCAGTACCGCTGGTTGCTCGATGCGAACGGCAAGGTCTGTAACAACTTCTATTTCATTCTGGTAGAAAAAGTAGCACCCTTTGCCGTGGGCGTGTACCTGCTGTCCAAGCACAGCCGTGACAAGACCACGCAACTCTGGGAGAATTCTATTAACGACTTCGCTGGCTGTCAGTCCTCTGGTAAGTACCCTGCTTACTCCGACTCCTCTGTTGAGGTGAACCTATGAGCGAGCCTAAGTTCACAGGCGTGTGGATTCCTGCGGGAGTCTTCCAGACCACGAGCATCAGCATCACCGCTAAGGTGGTGTATGGTGTCGTGGATGGTCTGGACAACGATGAAGGGTGCTTCGCCTCTAACGCCTACCTGTCCAAGCACCTTGGGCTGGGCGAGCGTCAGTTGCGTAACCTCCTCAAGGAACTGGAAGACTCTCGTCTCATCACTCGTGTCGAGCAGGAGGGTCGCAGGATTATCCGTACTGTCGAGAAGGTCGCTCTGCAAAATGCCTTGGCAGATGCTCAGGTCACTCGCTCTGTGGGGGTGGCAAAAAATTGCCTAGGGGGGAGGAAAGAAATTGCCGTGGGGGGTGGCAAAATTTTGCCTACATATAACAAAGAGAATAATAAAGGAGATAAAGATACAGTCCAACAGCAGATGTGGCTTGTTCGTTTGCCCTTTGGTTCTGATGCTTTCATTGCTTCTTGGAAGTCTTGGGTTCAGTACCGCAAGGAGATGAAGAAGACCCTCACGGACTCCAGCGTACAGGCTCAGTTCAAGGAGTTCGTCCTCTGGGGTGAACAGAAGTCCACGGAGGCTATCGAGCAATCCATCAAGCAGGGCTGGCAGGGTCTCTTTGAGCCTAACAAAAAGTTTGGCACTAAGACTACAAAGGCATTGACATCTGAAGACCACAACGCATTCTAATCTTATGGCTTACGATACTGCTTGTCATTGTGGAAAGCGTGGGGCTTTGTTCTCCAAGGCTGACCACTCCCTTGTCCGCTACCACCTCTGCCGTCAGCACCTCGACCCTGAGCGTGTGGCGTACGATGGTCTGGTGGACTCGACTGTCCCTCCGTCTATGCCTGTCCTCTTCAGGGACACGGAGGTAGCCAGACTCCACGCCAGCATTCAAAAGGCTCTGGAGTGGAAGCCAGAGGGTGATGTCAGCGGTCTCCTGCTCCACGGCACGACTGGGATTGGCAAGACACGAGCCATCTGGGAAATCATCCGCAGGATGTGGGTGGAGAGTGCCAAGCGTGACCGCCAGTTGGAGTACCAGTTCCTTACTATGCGGAAGATTGAGGGTATGATTGAAAAGGGCTTTGATGACCGCCAACACGCCAAGATGCTGGAGGGGCTGATTGAACTGCCCTTCCTTATCATTGATGACTTCGGCAAGGAGCGTCTGACCCAGCGTATGGCATCTGACCTGTTCGCCATTATTGATGAGCGTAGCACCGCCAAGCGTCCTACAATCATCTCCACGAATTATAACGGCACGACCCTGCTGGAGCGATTCGATAGCCGTGATGTGGAAACTGGCAAGGCTCTCATCCGCAGGCTCAAGGACTATTATATGATGGCAGGAATGGCTGAAAAGAAAGTTTGAACTATTTCACTTTTCCGCTTGCATCGTATTACCATTTCCTTTTCTTCCCAGTCTATGAAGCACCTGTTCTCCCTGCTGGCTCTCTGTTCTTTTGGACACGCCAAAACCGAGTCTGTCATCTCAGAAAAGTTCTTGGACTCAGTCGCTATGATTGAATCCAACTTCAACCCCAATGCAGTTGGGGACAAGGGAAAGGCTCTGGGGGCTTACCAGTTGCACCAAGAGGCTTGGCTTGATGGTTGCAAGTGGATGGAGTATAATGACCGAGGTGCTTTCGTTGACAACTATGCTTGGATGTTTGGTCACATCAATGACCAATGGAAGACACGAGCCAAAGACCCTGTCATCTCCCGCCAAGTAGCCAAGGCTTACTTCCTCCTGCTGTACTATCGCTTCCAGAAGCGTGGCATCAAGCCGACTGACATCCAACTCTATATGGCTTATAATATGGGCTTTGGTGGTGCGGCTAAGGTCGAGTTCGTATACAATTCTTATAAACTTGATGACGCTCGTGCCTGCATCCTTAAGCGAGCCAATTACATTCTTTCCCGATGAAAACCAAAACCAAACGCCTTTCCAGAACCTCTGAAGATATGCTTACAGTTCGCCTGCCTCACAAACTCCTTAAGTCAATCACAAAGATTGCTAAAGATGTGGCAATGACTCGCTCTACTTTTGTTCGCACTATTATGCAGAAAGAAGTTGACACGCACCCCCTCTCGTAATACCTTACTCCTATGTCCGACTTCTCCTATTCTACTTACTCTGATTCCATTTTTGACACCACTTCTATGAACCGCAATACGCCTGAACAGCAAACTGAACTCAACATCGCTCTGGTCAATGCTCTCTCTGAGACGCAGGACATCATTGCCGACTCGACTAATCCATTCCATAAGAATTCCTATGCGAGCCTCTCCAAGCACCTCGAAACCCTTAAGCCTATCTTTAAGAAGCACGGACTTGCAGTCCTCCAGTTCCCTATCGGAAGCGAGGGTGCTGTCGGAGTTCGTACCATTCTCATCCACGCCTCTGGTGGCTCTGTTGAAGCGGATGCTCTCATTCCTGCTGACAAGGAAATGTCTGGTCAGGACGCTGGGTCTATCTATTCTTATCTTCGCAGGTACGCTCTGGCTTCTGTGGCTGGCGTGGCAACTGAAGATTGCGATGCAGAGACTAATCGTCTGGCTAAGTCTGGCTCTAAGCCGACTGCCTCTTATGCAAAGCCTGTGGCTCGCCCTGCACCGAGTGTGACGGCTAGCCCTGCCAAGCCTGCCCCTGCTGGCTTTGTGGCTGTCGCTCCCTTTGGTGACCGCAAGGGTACTCCCCTCAGCGAACTGCCCCTGACTGAAGCCAATCGTGAGGTGAAGTTTGGTGACCTCAGTTACTTCGCTACTCGCTGGACTCCCAAGCCCTTTGGTGACAACACTACTGTGTCCGCTAAGGATGCTAACACCAAGGCTGAGGCTGTCCGTCTCTGGAACGAGTCGCAGAACCCTTCTGCTCCTGTCGCTGAAGACTCCATCCCCTTCTAACCCCTAACCTATCATACCTATGACCCTGACCGCCAAGCCCTTCAACAACTCGCAGTACATCGTTCTCAGCGATGGTCGAGTCGCTCGTCTCCTGAAGCCGACTAAGATTCACAACCAGACCTACATCAATCTCATCATCGACAAGAAGATGAAGCGTGTGAACACCACCACGCTGATGCAGTCTCTGTTCCCTGAGAATGCAGTACGAGCCTAAGAGCGTAGGAGTATCCTACCTACGACACGCTATCATCGCTCAGAAGAAACGCCCTCACAGCAAATTCGTCACCATACCTATGAAACAAGCAGAAGAAATCATTGCTCAGTCAGCCGACTTCAAGTCTGCCGATGGTAAGTTCGTGGTCACGCAGAACTCTGTGAGGGCGGCTTCTCTGATGCTGTGCGTTCCTGTAAGGGAACTCTGCGAGCGTCTGAACAGCCCTACGCTGGCTCAAACCCTCAGCGACCTAGCAGAGGCTAAGAATAAAATCCACGCCCTTGAGCGTACTGGAGACCGCCTTGCTCAACTAGCAGGGGACAAGGACTTCGGTGCTATGAAGGATTGGGTTCACGCCAAGAAACTCTAATGGACAACCTCATCAAAGCAGAAGACAAGTTCGTATACAAGACGGCTACCATTATGGACACGCCTACTGTCTATAAGAATCTTAAGAAGTGCCGAGGTGAAGCCTTCCTGTTTAAGATGTCTCCTCCGTTCCAAGGTCACGAGTACATCATTGAGTCTACCATCCCTAGAGAGACTATGTACTTCCCTGCCGACAAGTACGGCAAGGTTAAGGACTTCCTTGACCTTCCTCTCGACCTCGAAAAAGAAGGCTACGAAATTCTATGACCCTACTCCACGCATACCGCCTAGCCTTAATCGAGGGACTCACCGCCCGACAAGCAGGCATTAAGTTCAGCCTAGACTACAGGAGCATTGCCAAGTGCAAGACTCGCTACAACCTTCCTACTCTGCGTTGCGAATGGGACGCTAAGTATGAAGACAAGTTAGGCAAACTTAGCGACACGCAGTTGCTCTCTTATGCTGACGCTATCAAGCGTACTGAACTTAATCCTAAGCACAACCAGTCCGTGCGTGAAGTCCGTGTCCTCAGCCTGCTTCTCAAGAAGCGTAACCTATGTCTGAAGTAAATGATTATGCAAAGACATTGCTTACACGCAAGCGAGCAGGCAGACCCTGTGGAGTGCCTAGGACAGGTAGTGTTCTTTCTGGAAAAATGCAAACCCCTTGGGAGGCTACTGTCACGGCTGGCAATCTCGCAAGGAATAAGAAACGCTGGGACGAACTCTTTGCAAAGCCTCTAAACAAATGGACACCCCATCCTTAATCTTTTACGAACATAACTTTGATGACTCTATCAAGACGAGTCTTGTAAAGAATGTGCTGAACCTAGGAAACGAGTGCCGTGCCTTGGCTGAGGAGAACAAGCGTCTCAAGGAAGAGGTCGAGCGTCTCAATAACCTCATCATCTCTGGCGGTGCGGTTAATCCTGACCCCTCTATCTATGTCTAAACTAATTAAGTTCGTAGCCGTTGGAGATAACCACGGAGATATGGTGGACAAGGATGTTGCATCCGAGTTCTACAAGTTTCTTAAATGGTTCTCCCCTCACGAGGTCATCCACCTAGGTGACAACTGGGACTTCCGCAGTATCCGTAGGGGTGCTGGTCGCAAGGAAGAAGACGAGTCGCTTGTTGCTGATGTCAAGGCTGGCAAGGATTTCGTCAGCAGAGTGCAACCTACTATTTTCTTAAACGGAAACCACGATGACCGCCTCGACCAGATTATCAACGGCTCTACGAGTGGTATGATGGTAGACTATTGCCACGACCTAAAGACGGACATCCATAGCCATCTCAAGAAGAATGGCTGTAAGAAGATTTACGACTACCACGCTGAGGACGGAGTTCATACCCTAGGCAAGGTCAAGTTCGTACACGGCTACACCTGTGGCACTCGTGCCGTAGAGGAACACGCTATCCATTACGCAGAGCCTCAGGGTGCTGTCATTATGGGTCACCTACACTCTATCCAGCAGGTCAACGCTAAGAAGCACAGCGGAGCAGTAGGCTTCTCTGGAGGCTGTCTCTGCGTCAAGACGATGGACTATAGTAAGAATCGCCTAGCCACGAGCAAGTGGGGGTCAGGCTGGACTTATGGATTCGTCCAAGGCAAGGACTGGAAGGTCTGGCAGGCTCACCGAGTCGGCAAAAAATTTATCTACTCTATCAAAGGACTATGAACAACAAAGACATCAAGGCTCTAGAACAACTGTTTGGTAAGGCTGTCGCTGAAAAGCCTGCCAAGGGATTCTATACCCGCAGAGAGATTCAGAAGTTGTGGAATAGTTCTGAGCCTATCATCTCCCGCAAACTTAGTTTCGCTCTCAAGAATAATCTTCTTGAAATGCGTATGTACCGAGTGAAGTCTGGTATGGTCACTCGCCCTATCCCTCACTACCGAATCATCACTAAGTAACTCTATGACCAACGCTGATAAACTTAAAGAATTCCTTACGAACTTTGACGAGGGCATCGTCATTGCTGAAGGATGTGAACACGCCTTCATTGGTGTGTCCAACACGCCTGACGGCTATCGTGCTGTGTACTCCACGGAGCGTATCATCGCTAATATGATGGAGGAGGATATGATGTCCTTCGATGACGCTGAAGAGTATATGCACCTCAACATTCTTGGTAAGTCTTCCTATGGTGACCTCGCCCCTATATTCGTAGACATCGTCCCAGACGAGTTCTGGAAGGATGACTCTACTGAGTTAGGTGACCGAGCGACCTGAAGGTCTTAGATACTTGTAGGTCTTGGTGATTCCGATAACCAAGATATCAAGCAGGGCGAACCCCACGCCTGCTCCTGCAATCCAAGGAAACCAAGGTGAATCAAAAATCCACGCAGAGCCAATCGCTAGCCCACCTGCTAGCATCAGAACAACCCCTGAGGCTTTGCGTGGAGAGAACGCTAGGAGTGCTACACCAGCGACAAAGATAGCACCACCGATACAACTGAACATCCATAGTATCTTATCCTTCGTCTCCCTTTGCCTCTCCTTATCCGCATTGTTTGCAATCTCATTGGCGATAGCAATTGCAGTCTCCTGCTCCTCTACTACTGCCCACAACGCATTAGTCTCAGCATCTACCTTAGACGCTTCTTCTTTGTCTTTCTTGACCGCTTTGTGGTCGTTTGATTTAACCATTGCTCTAAAGGATTCGACCTTCTCGACTGACGGCTTGCTGATTCCGCTGAGCCTGACGATTTGCCCTTCAACGAGTTCTCTACCCACTCCAGCAGGAAGGGTAGGAGCGACAGCAGTAAGGGCAGAACCCGCTTCAGAAACGATGGCTTCGACTTTGTCAATGTAGGTGTCCTTATCTTTGTTTATAATAATTGTGGGCTTAGGCTCTGGCGTAGATGAACATCCAGACAAGGTTACAAACATAAATAGCATTGTCAGGCTTTGTAAACTTTTGAGCCGTTTAGTTTGCATAATTATTTTACCTGCTGTGTGAACTTAGCCTTAACCCATTCAAAGATATCAGGGGCTAACGCACCAGAGGAGGAGTAAATGATTCCCTTATAGATAGGGTCGATGGGGGCATAGTTGATTCCAAAGTACACCAGCGTACCAACGATAGAGCCAGCAATAGCCTTTCGGAGCAGGATTACCCACCTGAACTTTTCCTCCGTTATAATGAATCTAGCGATTGCACCTAAAGCACCAAGGACTGCGACTACCCAGCCGCCCTTCTTGAACTCCTCAGCCGTCTCTACGAGTGTGGGGTCGATAGGACTCATTGCTTAGGTTCAGCCCTTTGGACTCTCCTCTTGGCTTGGTCAAGGTCTTCATAGATTCCCTGCATCGCTTTCTGGGGGTTGTACACCTTGAACTTATCGCCTTGGACGATAATCATCCAGCCGACAGCGTTAGACCAGAAGCCACCATTGAGACCCTTCTCCAGCGTCCACCCTCTCCAAGCCGACAACTTGGGAAGAGGCTTAGCGGCTGTAAGGCTAGGAGCGAGAGGGTTAGGAGGAGGCGTTCCTTGGGGGGGAGGAGGGGCTATAGAGCCTTTCGGGAGGGCAGGGGTAGCGGGAGGTCGGGGGAACGGAACAGCCCCGCTAGGCTTGACCTGAGGAAGGGCAGGCGTAGCAGGAGGTCTAGGGAAGGCAGGCTTACCGCTAGGGGTAGGTCTAGGCAGTCCCTGAGGGGCAGGCGGGGCAGGGTAAGGGAACTGGGGAGGCAGGTTCTGATTACGAGGCTCAGATGCTTCAACATTAGCCGCTTCGTTCTGGTCTGCATTGTACTCACCAATTTGTTGATGCACTTGGTCGGAATCAAGGTTAGCACCCTCTTCCATATCTAGTCTAGCATCACCACGCCTGCGGTCTACCTCAGAAGTAATCTGGTCAGACTCAAGGCTAGCACCTTCCTCCATATCTCTACGAGCCGCAGTTCTTCTATCGGCTGTTGTCTGACTTTCAACATCAGCACCTTCAGCCATATCAGCCTCATAAGAATCTTTGATGTTCTTCTGGATACGCTCCGTGTTCTTTTGAATCTTCTTGTCGAGAGGCTTGAGTGCCTTCTGGATTTCCTTTAGGCTTTCAATCGGAGTTAGCGATGCACCAGCCATCTGGTCTTCAATGCTTCTCACCATAGCGTCATAGGATTCTCTAAGTTCAGGGACAAGGAACTCATCTGTAGCATCCTGCTTACGCACAGCATCCTTTAACGACCTCATTGCATCTCTGAGTGCAGGGGACAGATTCTCTGTCTTAGCAAGCCGTGCAAGCGTCTCATCAAGTTTAGCAACGCCAGACTTAACAACATCGCTCACCTTGAAGTTTCCTTCAAAGGGCTTGAGGTCAGGTTTAACTTCTGCACGAGAAGGTGCTTTATCAGAGACCTTGTATGTAGGCTGTCCGTGCCAAGCGTCTTGACCAATCATCTTGTTGGTGATGTCATAGCCCAAAGACTCAGAAAGCATCGTCTGCTCTTCGTGAACAGGAGAAGACTCGTAAGCCTTGCTCTTGGAGATGTCATTTGCAGGCTTTAGTTCTACGCCATACTTCTTTAACTCACCACCGACAATGGCAGGGATAGAGACATCGTAGAGTTGTTGTCCTCTTGCGTTACGCATATCAACAGAAGGATGCGTGTCCCTAGAACGAACAAAGACAACTCTGTCAGCGTGAAGTTCAATAGCCTTCTGCATAATAGCACGACTTTGAAGTCTTGTAACTTCAGCAAAATCTTGAAGCGGGGCGTTATTGTTTTCTCTGTTAGCCTTAGATGTTTTGTTTGAAATCATCTCAGCAAGATTGCCAAGACCTGTCAGTCTGTCAGGGTTTCTAATTCCAGTAGCAAGGTCTGCTTGAGAGGCAGGAATCTTTTCGTTGAACTCTTTGTTCATTTCGCTCTTAGAAATAACCTCATCACGAACAACTCTTTCAAGCAGGTTTCTGACTGCGTCAGGAACAGGGACTACGGCTTCCTTTGTCTCTATGTTTCTTCTATTAGCCCTACTGCCTCCTTCGGCACGACCCATACCATCCCTGACCGCAGGATATTCATTATCAAAGAACCAGTTCTGCTCAAGGAATCTGTCAACATAGCCTTCAACGCCATTAGCCTTGATGTCTCTAAGCATAGCATTTCTATCACGGAACAAAGCAAATCGGTCGTGCAGGCTCTTCAGGGTTGTCTCCGTTCTTTCAATGACAGTAGAATCTTTGTGCTTTCTGATGAAGTCCATCAGGTCAACGAACTCGTCAGAAAAGATTTTGTTGGCTGTAGTTTCCCTGCCATTCTTCTTTAACCCTCTGGCTTCCTTGGCTTTAAACTCCTTGAATTCCTTCAGTCTTTCTGCGAGAGTGCCACGCTTAACACTAGCGGCAAGTCTGTAAAGAATGCTTCTCTGCTTCTCAGCAGTTGTAAACGGACTATATGTACCGCCACCTTCTGCTTCTACATCAGGATAGAGGTGCTTGTACTTGTCTCTAATTTCCTTGATGGTTTCAACTTCTTTAAGCAAAGCGACACGCTGTTCTGGCTTGAGGTTGTCTGCGGCGGCGTTCTGTATTTGCATTTCATCAACAAAGAAAACATTTCTGTTGGAAGCATCTTTTCTCATCGTGCCTCTGATGTGAGTAACGGCTTCGCCAAAGTGACCCTTGTGTCCGTGCGAATACATCGGATTGGTTCTGAGAACAATCGTGTGCTGTTCAACCTTGCCCTTAACTTGTGCGTCTAGGTCTCTGTTGATATACGGCTTTGCGATGTACTCAGTAGTCTCACCAAAGTCAGCATCGACATCTGTAGTCTTCTTATCTACACGGACTTCAATCCTATTGTCCTTAAGGTACTGTTTGATTTCCTTGATAGGCATCTTGGTCTGACCACCAGCCTCAAGAAAATCAATAAGACCATTAGCCTGAGCCTCTGTCATAATCTTGCCGATGTTACCGCCAGAGGCATTCTTGATAAGGTTAATCAGTCTTGCAGGGTTGATGGACTTATCCTTGCCGACATTACGCTTAAAGATATCGTCAACCGCTTTGTCGAGAGGAGAGTAGAACTTATCTCTTACCTTGAATGCAAGCGTGTCCTTAAGTCCAAGTTCAGCCGTTGTCTTTCCTGTGTTGAAGTTAGGGTCACGGCTAACCATATTACTAGCACTCTTCATTCTCATTTCACCTGTTCCAGAGCCTGTCGGGACTTCATAGGTATAAGAAGGCACATCAGTAAACACAGGATTACCCTGAGCGTCCATCTTTTGCATACCAAATCTAGGATGACCCTTAGTCTTTTCAGCAACCTGAACAGTAAGTCTATTTCCAATATCAATGCCTTCCTTACTGCCAGCGGCATCTGTCGCAAGCATCGGGGTTTCAAATCTGAGAACCTTTACAGGAGAGCCGTCCTTGTATCTAATATCGTAAGGATAACTAGGGTGACCGCCCTTTCTGTATTCAATCTCCTTACCAGTAATGAACTCAAGAGCCATATACATATGACCATTCTTGATTACATTTCCAGACTTATCGAAATTCGTAGGGTCTGTAGCAGAAAGACCAAGAGCCTTAATGATACCTTCAGCATTGTTCATCGACTCGTTCGTTCCTAGGTACTTCTTAATTCCTTCAGCGTTAGCCTTCCAAGAGTCGGAAGCCTTAATGTTTCTGACAAGGCTTTCAATGAACGCAGTCTTCTGCTTGAAGGCAGAACCCTTAGTGCTTGCAGATATAGCCTTGTTATTTTCTGGAAGAGGTCTGGCAAAGACGGAACTGATTGTCTGAATCATTTCAGCCGTAGTCATTCCTTCCGTGACTCCAAGATTGGGGAACATCAACTTGTCTCCACTCTTAGAGCCAGCAATCTTCAGGATAGCACCACGAACATCGCTCTCGTGAAGCATACCATTAGCCATAAGTTTAGTGATATGCGAGTTAGCGATTCTAACGCCAACAGTAGAAGACATCATCTTCTCAGGGTTAGCACCAAGGATTGTGGCATAGTAGGTCTTCTCACCAGCCGCTTTAGCCTTAGCCTCAACGCTTCCAAGAACCTTTATGATGGCATTCACGCCCTGCATCGTAGATGCAATGGCGGTGTTGCCGTATCTAAGAGCCTCAGACCTGACGGAGTGCATCGCACCGCCCCAAGCATTAGAGTCAGCCATCTTTTGACCAGTACCCTTATCAGCGAGGTGAAGAACACCAGCAGAGTCATAAGCAAGAACAGCAACATTCTTATCAGCAAGGCGTGTGATATCAACGCCCTCTTCATACCTGCCAGCAATCTTAGCCTCATCAATCTTTGCAGTAGGAATAACTCTTTCAAATGCCGCTTCCTTAAGTGCTTCCTGAGGAGACATCTTGGGAGAGTCATCAACCTTCCAAGACAGACCTAATTCAGAGCCGACACGGACTCCCTTGCCACGAGGCGTAGATTCCTGAATCGGGTATCTAACAGAGCCTTGGTCGCTGTCAGCAGACACACTACCCATCTGTTCGGACTGTCTGGTGACTCGCTCCATACCAATGTGCGTGTCAATGATAGCCGTGTTATCTTTTACGGACTCGTTATTGATAATGAAGACAGTATCAGCACTACCACCATCGTAAACATTCTTGATGATAACGCCATCGTGACCGCCATCTCTTACCTTTCTCATATACCCTTCGTATATTTCAGGGCTGTAGCATCTGAACTCAGCGTCAACTACTAGGGGGTTGTTGAACTTAATGGCGGCTCTAACCTGACGATATCCAAAGCCACCCTCCTTAGGGTCAGCGTAGCCGTGAGAGGTCTTAGTCTCGCCAGACAGGAAGATGCCAACCTTGTCGTGTTCTGCTCCGTGCTTAGAACCAGATTGTGCAGGGTCGAACTCTCTAGAGGTCAGCAGTTCGTGACTGCTTGTTCCGTGTGTAGCCACAGTAGTGACAGCCTTGCCAGTCTGGAACTGAGAGTCGTAGTGGTCTCCAAAGAACACCTTAGCCATATTGTCATAGCCAGTAGAGGTGCGTCTGTGAGTGTTGATGTAGTCAAGGATGCCCTGACCATTGGTCTTGGCTCTAGTTGCTCTTTCGTAAGCAAGCAGGATGTCGTTATATCTGTCAGCGTGAGAGACGATGACATCGTACTGGTCACGAGCCAACTTGTAGGCTCTGCCCTTGCCCTTGGCTAGTTCAGCCTGCACTTTGTCGTAAGCCTGAGTTCTAAGTTCTCTGAGTTGATAACCACGCTGAGCAATCTGCTCCGTGACTGCCATAACTGTATCAGGGTCTGCCTGTCGGAGTTTAGTAAAGTTGTCGCTGTAGAACTCTTCACGAGTCTGACGAATAAGAGAAGTGCCTTGTACGAAAGTTTTGCCTTCTTCTGTCTCAAAGATGTCTCCAAGCCGTCTGGCTTCTTCCATTGTCTTGCCATCCCAGACCTTGAAGTTCTGCTGTTGTTTCTGTTGGTCTTCTTTGACTCGTTCAATGCGAACATTGGTCTCGGCTCGTTCGTACAGATAAGCCTTTTCCATTGCACCAGAAGCAAGGTCTTTGTCCTTAAACGAACCTAGGGATTGACCACGATTATCGTAAAGTTTAGACGCACCATTCTTGTCAGCAATAATCTTAAATCCAGATGCGTGAGTGTATATGTCTGCCTGAGGAGTCTTTTCGTATTCCATATCAGACACCTTAAAGTTTCTAGAGAGGTCGCTATGAGCATTGTCTAAGTTGAAGTCATAACGCAGAGGCGAGTTGCTCTGCATAGGACTCATCGTGTCCATCGTGAAGTTAGTGACAACAGAGGTCTTGCCTCTAGGAATCTCAGCGATGGGAACATTGAAGTATCCTGCATCCTTTCTCTTAGCCATACCAAGGAACTGGTGCATAATGTTTCTACGCTCTGCACCAAATCCGTCACCACGAGCAAGCAGGGGAAGGAGGGAAGACTCGACACGAGTTCTATCTGTGCTAGCCTTACTAGCGTTGCTTAGGTACTCAAAGAACGACTGGTCAAAAGCATTTCTATCGCCCTGCCAAAGTGCTCTAACTTCAGGCTTAGCCCATTGAATGTTACCTCTGGCATCAATGACATTAGCGTCCAGTCCTTTCATAACAAGAGACAGACCACCATCCTTTTTAATCTTAATGCTGTATCCTACGACAATGGTTTCTCTAGATGTGATAGGAACATCCTTGCCGTAAACACGAGGCGAATTCGGACCAACTTCGGTTTCCATAGACGCACCCTTGTAGAGGTACGAGACACGATTAGAACCCTTACCGCTAACAATATCCTGAACAGTCTTAATACGCTCAGCAAGTTGCTGGCTGATGTGACCTTCTTTGACTAGGTGAGCCAGTACTGTGTCGTTAAACTTAGTACCAAGCGTTGAGGAAGAACCAAAGTTTCCGTCAGCATCAACAAGTCCAACAGTTTCCTTAGGGTCAAGTTTAGACAGAGACTCGTGAATAGCCTTACCGACTTCAAGTCTTTCAGTTCTAACCTGAGCCTCTGTGACATTGCGGAGGTTGCCATCCTTGTCATAGTAAGCCCTCACTCCATCCATACCAGCACTATCAAAGTAAGCATTGCGAGCCTCAGGAGAAAGACTTCTAACATCAAAAGAGTTCGTGCTTCCCTTGCGTTTGCCAGCGACAGAACGCAGAAGGTCTTGCACCATATAGTCAAGAGCCGCACTTCTTTGTTCAAGAGTACGCTTGCCCTTGTTCGGACCAAATGATTCATCAAATGACTTGGACTTGAAGTCTCCAAATGTGGGGTTCTGTCTAGCAGTCTGTCCCTGCCAGAAGTCTAGGAAGTTATTATGTAGTCTATCCATAACGCCTTGCATACCTGTGTACTCTGCTCCACGGAACAGGTAGTCAACAGGCTTGCCCTTCATAAACTGTGTGGCGTAGTGAGCACCAAATTCTTCAACGAGATAATCAAGAGCCTTAGCAGAGTCAGGGTTCATCCTTGTTGTACTTCCAGCCTTCTGGTACTCGGCAAGGTGAGCATCAAACTCCTTGAGTCTTCTATTGACCTCAACAGCACCAAGTTGATTTCCTTGAGCATCTCGTTTGAACCTGAGTTCTCTCATAACGAACGCCCTGAACTCTTTAGGGTTAATTTCAGAGTCCTTAACCTTAATGCCATTAGCATCAAACTTGCCAAGGATAGCCTCAGAGAAGCCTTGTCTGAACATCTTCTCCATAATCGTTGTCTTAAAGACAGCGTGGAAAAGTTCGTGGTGCATAACATTCTTGCTACCGCTAGCAAGGGCATCTGTGTTGATAACAACTGTTACCTCTTGCTTGCCATCACCAAGTTTTTCGGTGTGCATCGTGAAACCTTCGCCACCATAAAATGCGGATAGAGGGGCTTCATACGGAATAGGCTTACCATCTTTACCTATTTCAACCTTACCAGTAACCTTATCAACTCTATGACCATCTGCATTGAGTCCTTTAGACTGAAGCAGTTTCTTTTGGCTTTCAACATTGCCAAGAAGAAGTCTTAGGTCGGGAGCAATTCTTCCAAGACCGCCAATGACCTGCAAAGCACCAGCCCTGTCTCCATTGCGAGTACCTAGTTCAAGTAGCAGTTCAGCCGCAGGAAGGTTTTGGTGCTTATCAGCCCTCATACTTTCGATATTAAAAGTACCTTGCACTTCTGCTCTAGCCATCTTAGTGCCACCAGTAGCATCAGCAAACACCCTGCCAGCAATAGAACCAACACCGCCAAGGGCGATACCAGCACCAAGTCCGTGTCCAAGACCTTCTTCTCCTGCATTAAGATAACCAAGAGTACCGCCAATAAGTGCTCCGTGTCCCATACCTACAGCCGTTCCATAGCCATATGACATCATAGGGTCAATTGCATCAAGCACCTTCAGGAGTCCCTGAGCGTGAGGAGAGAGACCCTTTGTCTGTTCAAGAGCCTCACGAGCAAAGGAATCGTAGCCACGCTTGAAGCCTCGTTTTTGAATCTGCTCACCAACAGCACCAATGGCTTCACCGAAACCCCTAGCCGCACCAGATGCAACATAAACATTGCTGATGTCAGATACGATAGGAATATGACCACCAAGGGCAGAAGCCGTTGTAGTGCCTGCGGCAGAGAGTCTAGCCGTAGCCCTCAGTTCAGCCGCAGAAATGCCTGTAGTAGTTTCTAGCACAGTACCACCAAGGCTTGCCGCCTTTTCGATTGTACCTCTAGTAACATTAGCAATAGCCTCAATGGGAGCACCAACGCCCCACTTAAGACCGCCACCAATAAGAGCCGCCTTAATAGCGGATGCTCTCCCGCCAACTGCGGCAAGTTTAGACCCAAGACCAACAGCCTTCATACCAGCAGTAGCCGCCGCACCAAAAGGAATAAATAAAGTAGGGTCAGCGATATAAGACATCGCAAGCGTGATGTCGTGGTCAATGACATCCTTGTCCATAATGAGCGTTTCCTTGCCAGACGCAATATCCGCAGAATGCTTATTGAACTTACGAGCCTCAAGAAACTGATTATAGCCGTCAACAGTACCATCTCCAGCAAGGGCATTTCTCATCTTGAACAGAACGCTATTAGGACTAGCAGACTGAGACACCATACCATAAAGGTTTCGAGTACCCTGTGCAAATGCCTCAATAAGGTTCGCAGGGGCAGTAGCGAGGCTCTTGAGGGGGTGGTCAACTACAGCACCAGCCGCCCGACCAAGGTCACCCATAACAGCACCAGCACCCTCGGCAAGACCAGCCAAAATGCTGGACTTGTGTTCTTTATCATATGCAAGGAACTTTGTGTACTCTTCGTGCGTAGGTGTGAAGTCAGGGCTTTGCTTAAGAGCCTCATAGACTTCCATACCAGTCAAAGGAGCATTGAATTCATCAATAGCCTTTTGTCTATCTTCAGGAGCAAGCGTCTCAATATAAGCCTTTGTTTGCTCATTCATTCCTTGAGTAGACTGGTCTTGCTGTCCTGCCGCTTGCCCAGCCATCCAACCGCTTGCTGTAGACAGTCTAGGGGCAGGAGTATTATAGAGTTCTTCAGGCATATAATTTACTTAGAAGGCTGATTAATGCGGTTGTCAAGTTTGTTCTGCTGTATAGGGTTCTGTCCAGCAACAGTAGGCTGTCTGAATGTAACAGTAACGCCAGTTCCCAGTCTCTGAAGTTGCGACTTAGATGTATTAAGGATAGACTGAAGTTTAGCAATTTCGTGAGTATCAAAGGTTAGCCAAGCATTGGGGTCACCAAGTCTTTCCTGAAGCATCTTGTGTTCAGCAATAGCAATTGGACCAGTACCAATGGTTTCTACCTTAATAGCGGCACGAATCTTACCAAGAAGACCCATCGCAACACCTTGTTGTTCTGGGTTTAATGTCTTAAATGAGTGTCCAAATTTTCCGAACATATCTACAAGTTGAGGAATGTGTTCAGTAAGTGTGGCTGTGTCTGTAAGGGCTTGATTGAATTCTTCGGCTCTCTTCTTACCACCGCTAAAGAAACCATTGACCATAATGCCAGAGTTAACTCTTGCTTCGGTAGGAATTCTTCTGTTTCCAACAATCTGTCCAAAGTTATATAGACCAGCATCGCTTTTCTCTTCGTCTGTCTGACCCTTAGTCTGAGCCATCTGAGTAAGTTGAGACCAACCCTTGCCTTCATTATATATCAGTTTCTCGCCAGTAGGAAGAGTCTTAATGATAAGAGCCGCCTCAGGTCTGATAGTCTTGTAAATAGCATCAATCGTAGACGGAACAACGCCAGCGTGATTTTCTTCAAACCACTTTCTGATACCTTCTTTTTCTTCTTCGTAAGTAAGAGGTCTTTCATTTTTGAATACCCCAGGAATTGTCATACCATAATTAAATCCGCTAGCGTAAGGGTCTTCCTTTGGTGCTTCAGGAGTAACGCCTGTAGCCTCAGCAACACGAACCTTAGACTCAGCCGTAACTGAAGCAGGAGTTGCATCCGCAACCTTGGGCTTTCTTCCCGCAATTTCTTCCTTAAGTTTTGCAATTCTTCCTTCAACCATCCCAAGGGCATCCTGTCTGTTTTCTGGCTTCATTGCAGAGCCATCAGCAAGAGGAGCATTTTGTTTTGTTCTTACATCACGAATGAAGTTATTGAGGTCTTCTGCTCTCGGAGTGATAAATTGCTTGTAGTAATTCTTTGCGTTATGTTCTTTAGCAATATCAGAAACTGCACCAGTCTTTAGTTTTGCAATTGCCTCCTGCACAGCAGGGTTAAGGTTAACAGCCTGTTCAAGACCAGAACCTCCACCAAACATTGAGGCTGTGTCTGCCCTGTCAAGAATGCCGACATACCCATTGGGGTCTTGAAGTGACGCTTTCTGCTTTTCTAGATACTTCAGTTCCTCTTGAAGCGTGATGGCTTCGGTTAAGTTTTTAAAGGTAGTGTCAGCGTTCTTTGCCTGAGCCGCTTGTTCAGCAACAGGAACAACATCGCTTGTGAATGTGTCTTCGTCAAGTCCGTCAAGTTTTGCTTGAGCCGTTTCTTTCTTCTTTTTTGCTTCTTCGCCTTTCTTTAGAAGCCAACTAAAGTGTTTACTCTGCTCAGGAGTCAGACTTCCAGAAGTAGTTTTTACAAACGCTGTTGCCTTATCGTCATATGTTTTCTCTTCGGCAGTTGCATCGGCAACAGACTTCTCTACTTCAGTCTTAGCCGCTTCGTACTTTTGAGTAGCAGTCTTGTATTCTGTAGGTGCGGAAGGTGCGGCAGGTGCAGTTCCTTCAGTAGGAGGAAGGTTTCCAGCCTTACGCTGAGCCTCTAGAGCCTGAGCCGCAATTTCTCCTCTACGGATGTCAGCAGGTGATTGATTGGCAAGCCTATCAGCCGCCGCAACTTCATCCATAGCCTTGAACACATCTTCCTCGGTTTTACCAAACCAACCACCTGCTTGCGGGATTTCAGCGTCAACCTTTCCAAGGGCTTCAAAACCTCTGATAAGATGTTGCTGATATGCAGGGTCGCTTTTCTTCAGGTCAGGGTCATTAGTGAACCCCTGAATGGTCATTTGAATGGAGTCTCTGACAGCCTTGTCTACATCAAGTTCAACCTTAGGGTTGGCTTGCTTATGTTGCTCAAAGAATGTTCTGAGGTCTCTTTGATACTTGTCAGGGCTTCCTCCAGAGAATCCCGGAACTGGAATATCGTAGCCAGTATCATCTTTAACTGTACGATTTTTTTGAGCCGCAAGAGCCTTCTGAATGCCAACAGTAGTCTGAGCCAAGAACGCCTTGTCCTGCAACTGCATCGTAAGAGGCAACTGAGATGTGAAAACTTCAGCAGATTTAAGGACACCTTTAAGTTGTCCGTTGTTCATCTCTCCAGCCGTACCCAACTTGACTATCATTTCATTGATACTCATCGAGAGAGGACTGTTCTTGGTGTCAGGATTTGCATCCATCAACTTCTTAATTGCAGTAAGATTGTCAGCCGTACCCTTAGCCTGCTCTCTGTTTACAGTAGTCTGCTCTTCCTGTTCGTTGATAGTCTTGTATGTGTTGGATATTGTATTAGCAACTCCACCCCAAGCCTTAGAAATCATCTCGGCATTTTGAGCACCATATTGCTCGATGCCTTGAATGGCTTGAATGCCACCAGTATACTGTCCAAATGTTTTAGCCATAAAGTTAGTCTTTCATATAAGAAAGAGGTGTTTGGTCTGCCCAAGGGTATCTTGCTGAGGCGTTCTCAACAGTACCTTTAAACTTAGGGCAGTAAACAGTTTTTGCCGCATCAGGTCTCTTGTCGATGCAGGCGGTGCAGGCGTGGACATAGTCTACATTGAAAGACCTATCAGCCTTCTCACGATACTTGCCGTCTACCTTCTCATATCTATCCTTATCCCAAGGGACATCATTAGCCTCGATGTACTCCCAGATGTCATCGTGCGACCAGTCACGCAGGGGAAACATAAAGTTCATCCAGCCTTGACCAAAGCGTGTGTTGATTCTCGTGCCAGCGTCACCGCCAAGAATGGGGTCGCTGTCGCATCCTTTGTGTCCAATCCAAAGCATATCCCAATTAGCCTGAAGGTTCAAC